TTATCTACAACACTTTCTACTGGAGAAAGAGTTTTATCTAAAGCTTTTTCAAATTGTGGTATTACATTTTCTGTATAAGATAGCCCAGGATTTACTGGTTCTTCTGGTTCTACAGGATCTGTAGTTACATCACCACCTTCTGCATACTGTCTAAAACTTTCTTTAATAGCTTGAATATTTTTTTGAGCAACAGGTAAATCTTCTTTATCTACCCCAGTAAAATCACCCTCTAAATAACGTAGAAGATTATCCCCACCTTGTTTTAATTGGGAATGATACTCTGGATCATACATAGAATACAGTTGAGAATAGTCCCCAGACTTTGCTGCATCTAAAAGTTGTCTATCTTTTTCAGTTACATTATACATAGTTTTCTTTCTTATTCAAAGCCATCTTTTAAGCCATCAAGTATATCTTGAACTGATACTTTCTTCTTAGCGTTAGGTGTGTACCTGCACATGTATGTCTTAGGACACTCACTAAACTTAAACATGGGGTAATGATATCCTATTGTACCATTAGGTCCACGGTAAATGCAAACCATTTCTCCCTGTATCTTAACTCTTTTTGCTAGGTGACACTGTACAAACTCAGGGTGACTTAACAGCCCCGCTAACACAAGGGGTAACACAACAAGATTAATCATTAACTAATTCCTAGTGATATTAAATACATGCCCCCACCTAATACACCAATGATTAGTAATGATAAGCCACCTATTGCTGCATTGTTAGCTATCTGTCTTTTAGCTTCCATTGCTGCGTACACAGTCTCTTCACGTTCCTTACGTATCTGCCTACGCATCCCTAGCATTTCATCGTATGTGCCAAGACCAAACCTGTAGTCTAACATAAACTTTATTTCTTTTTCTTTCTCAAGCAATGTCTTCTTACGAACAACAATGTCCATTGCTTCTTGTTCAATGTTGTCACTGCCGTGGGTCTGCTTGTCTAACCATGTAGGTTTCTTACGTTGAGACTCAGCCCTAGTAATGTCAGCTACTGCACCGTACCATGCCCCTAGTTGCTGTGATACATCTTGTATCTCTCTGCCAGCCCCTACAAGCATCTTAACCCCTTTGAAGGCTGCGTTAGCTGCAGCAAAAGCTGTAACGGGGTCTATCATTTAACTATCTCTTTGCGTGATTAGTTGTAACCACATTTAATGCATCCTTGATTGCTTCTACATTTGCATCAATACGTGCAATCATTACGTCATTCTCATGTATATCATCAGCTAGTCTTGCTGTGCTGGATTCCATTTCGGATATGTCACTTCTGTTATACTGGATGTCTGACACCATGCCTGATACTGCCCAGACAATAGCAGCACCTTGGGCTAACAAGGCACCTACGATTGTTACTACTGTCCAGTTAATGTCCATTAGCTAGGCTCCACAGGCCAATCGCCGCCACTGCCGTCTAGGTCTGGGCTTACCAAGTTGGGCCAATTAGCGTGTGTGGTTATATTCCTAAGTGCAGTTCTGTACGTTGCCCAATTAGAAGGCACAGAGCCACCAGACTCTAACGCTTTTGTTACCACCCAATCACATTTTGCCAACCGACTGTTACGGTCAGCCCGATTAAAACCAGCCATGTGATTATTAGATGCTGTAACTACCGCCGCCCGTTCATCAGCGGTCATGTCGGTGACTCTGCGAGTATGTACTTTACCGTTCAATAAGTATGGAGTTACTGCCTCAGATTTTTGCGTAGCTGAGTTGTACGGTAAAGACACTACCTCGGCACATGAATTAGCCGCAAGCCAATCACTGTCAGGCCCAGCTTTAGGGAAAGATGTTTTAGGAAAGAGTGTTTTATGCTCTAAAATTTCGCCTATGTTACTACCGTCTATCCGTGCTATCTTCATTGTTACTGTCCTTATTACCAAGTTAAATTGTATCTATCAGCTAAATAATCTTCTGTTTTACTAGCATCGTCACCAGTAAGTGCTGTCGGATACACTATTACTTCTGCTATGTGGCCTACAAACATATAGTCAATGCTATTTGCCCCTCCAATACACATTGCAGCCCCACGGGTAGAAAAAGCATTATTAGACCCAGAATTAACAGTGTTTAAACCTGTGGTTTTTAAGGTCAGATTAGCACTTCCTGATGTTGCACCGTTAAAGGCATGAGACGCAAAAGTAGTCCCTCTTGACCAACCAGATTGGGTTAAATCTTTATTACCAATAGACATCACAGTATTGGCGCTTGGGCCTAGCCAAAGGTATCCGTAATTATCCCCAATAATTTCAGAGTAGCCATATGAACTACGTGATGCTTGGTCTGCTCTATAAACGGCAAACATGGAAAACTGGTCACCACCGTTTGTGTACATAGACGCAGTACCATTGCCGGCATTTTGAGGCCCAGCCACGGTACTAAAACGGATAAACTTACTACCGTCTTGTCCGCTGAAATCAATGCTTGGTTGATTATTGAAATTTGAATCAGATGACACAAACTGAGGACTAAAAGTTGCCGCTGATCCTGTGTTCGCCGCCGTGTATTGCAACATATGAATTCCGTTGCCACTTTTGTCGTTCCATTGCGTAACATTATTGCCGCTTCGGGTTACGTCATCCGCACGATACCATGCAGTGTATCCAGCGGTAAGTTCTTCCCCACTAGTACCAGCAGCACCCATAAAGACTTTGCCAAAAGAACTACGCAATGGCTGTACCTCCAAGGAAACCATAGTAAGTAGTGCCACCATCCCTAGTTATAAAGCCATACGCCTGTACTTCATTATTACCTGCAGCATCAGGTGCAGAACCACCAGCCCAATCTACTGTGTTAGGCCACGTTAATGCAGCAGCAGTGCTGTGCTGGGTTATTATAAGAGTAAAGGCAAATGAAGTACCACTAGAAGGCGGGTTGCTAAATGCAAATGTAGTGGCTTGATCTATAGTAACCGCAAAGTGATTAGCTGTAGCTAGGTCACAAGTTACTGTAGATGCTGCACTCTTTGATACGTATGTTTCATTGTATGTAACTGGCTTAACTGCACCAGTAGAGTTTAATGTCATTTTTACTGCAGCTAATTCACTTGCACCTGTATGAAACTCTAGTCGTGTAGCATTGTTAGAAGAACTAAAGTCACCTTCTGCAACAGCCTGTACAGCAGCAGCTACAAGTATAGCATCTGTTCCTGTACCCTCATCAGGGGCTTGGAAAGCAAGTTTACCAATAACATCATTAGCTGCCATATCAGTCTCACCTGTTTGCAAGGTAAGTACAATAGGCTTGTCATCTGCAGTAGCAGTGTGTTTTAGTGCTAGTCCAACATCAGCCGTGTGTGTAAGAGTAACCTCACTGTCAGCACCAAAATGTATTACAGAAGCATCAGATAATAGTTTAATATCATCACCAAACACAGCATCTTTTACTACAGATAAACCACCATCTGTTTGTAATGATCCATCTGTTGTGCTAGTAGCCTCAGTAGCATCATCTGTTTTTAAAATACCACTAAATGTACCTGTTGTTGCAGAAAGTGTACTAGCACCAACGATTGTTCCACTAACATCTAAGTTGCCATTTACATCAATTAAAGTTGAGTTTAGTTCTATTTCATCGTCAGCATTAATGTCTAAATCACCATCAGCATCTGATCTAATATTAATTGCACTGTCACGAAACTGCAGTTGATTATCTGAGTTTAATAATAATCCATCATTATGCACATGAGTTAAAGTAACTTCTGAGTCTGCTCCAAAAGCTAATACAGCAGCATCTGATATTAAACTTACATCATCACCAACAGTTAAGTCTGTTGCAACTTTAACTGTAGTGTCATCATCTAATGTAAGTACTGTGGTCCCATCATATTGTTTAAATATTAAATCGTCACTATCTACTTCTAGTTTAACTACTTGTGCGCCAGCAGTACCATCCATATCTACAGTTAGCTGAAGTGTACCTGCGTCTTTAAACTCAATATTACCTCCTGCAGCATCTAGTACAATGTCAGCGGCAGCATCTAAAGTAATATCAGAAGCAGAATCTATCTCTGCAATTACAGGTGTAGTTAAAGTTTTGTTTGTAAGAGTATCCGTTGATACAAGTGATACTAAAGTAGAACTAGCACCCTCTGGTAATAACATAGTGTTTGTAGCACTTGCTGAGTGTGGTTGAGATTTAAGTATCTGCCCATGTGAATTAGACTCACAATTTAATTGTATTGCACCTGAATTGCCAGAACCTCCCGGTGATATAACTTTAATAATGCCAGACCCTTTTGCTAATAAGTCTAAATCAATATTACTATCACTACCTGTAGCCGACAATTTAGGACCATTACCTGAAGCAGCATTTGTTACATCAAATTGATTTACCGCAGAGCTAGTTGTTTGAAAAATAATTTGTTCATTACCATTTTCATCACCAATAAAATGTGCATCATCAATTAAAATATTTTGACTGTTAGTGTCTAGATTGCCACCTAGTTGTGGGCTGGTATCTTCTACTACGTTAGAGATAGCACTAGAAGTAGCAAGACCTGCTACAAGAGTACTTCTAGTAATCTTTTTTAATCCTCCACCAGAAGTATCAACAGCTAGTAAAACGTCATCACTTGCAACAGTACTAATAGCAGACAAGTCACCTACAGCAGTAGGGTTAAAGTTAGTACCGTCAGCTACAAGAATGTGACCTGAAGTATTAGTACCCATTACTAAGTCATCACCAGTAATAGTAAGATCACCACCTACTACTAGGTTTCCTGATACATCTACAGCACCATTAATGTCAATAGTAGTAGCTGCAATCTGCACTTCAGTGTCTGCAATAATATCTAGCTGTCCATCTGCACTAGAGTTAATAGACAAACCACTGTCACGAAACTGTATCTTTTTATCTGTAGCTACAGTAGTGTCGGCTGCAATGCTAGTAATATCAACAGCATCTAAGTAAGCTGTACCATCAATGTACAAGTCCTTAAACTCTAATGCATCTGAACCTAAATCTACATCATTATTTGTAGTAGGTAAAATAGAACCATTATTAAATGTAAGCTGTGTTTCACCACCGTTAGTAAACGTAATAACATCTGACCCACTAAAAGTAATACTTGTGTTAGTGTCACTATCACCTGAAATGCTATCTAGTTGTATGTCACCAGCATTAGTAAAGTTAGCGTCACTTAAATCAAACGTACCTGTAACATCAAGATTACCACCAATAGAAAGATTACCAGATATATCAACAGCACCGTTAATGTCAATAGTAGTAGCAGCAATTTGTACTTCTGTATCTGCTACAATGTCAAGTTGACCGTCAGTGCTAGAGTTAATATAAAGACCAGTATCCCTAAACTGAATCTTTTCTGTTGACGCAATAAGTAAATCATCAGAAAACTCAAAGTAATCCTCATCCTCCATCCACTTAAATACACCATCATTACTTTCACCATCAAATGTTACTGTAATGTCTGTGCCTGAAGTACCGTTACCAAATGTAAGAGAAGTACCAAGCAGTTTAGTAATAGGACCACCTTCTGCTGTAGTACCGTCATGTGTGTGTCCAGTGCTTGCAGCAAAAGCAGCTAAAAGCTGGTCAAATTCATCATTAGTGTGATCTGCCGTAATGGTATCGCCATCTGCGTATGTTGACTGTCTTGTATATGTAGCACCCATTTAACGTCTTGCTCCTAATTGATATTCTAACTGAAACCCTTTAAGTGAGTAGGGGTTGGTTACTCCGTCATCTTCTACTTTTAATGCAACAGAAAAGCCAGAACCTTCTACTGGTTGTCTTACAAGTGGCTCTGCCCCACCACCATAAAGAAATTGAGTTGTGCTAAAAGTTGTACTATATATTGCACTACCGTATGCAGCAGCTAATTGGCTGGTATCAAATGGATATACGGCAGGTCTTGCAGAATTTCTATCTTCATTATCATAACGTACAAACAAGTCAGCGTCAATAGTGCCTTCTGGTTTATAGTTAATAATAACACGTTGCATGTGCTTACGGATACCGGGATCACCAAAAGCCATATCAGGACTTTTGTATTTACCTTCTATAGTAGTTCCATCAAAAGTATTACCAGCTTCTTGTCTTTGTATAAATCCATTAACGTCACCATGTAATACAAAAACGTCACCCGCTATAATGTGAGTATCAGTACAGGTTGTTTGTAAGCCAAGTATTTCTGAAAACTCAAATGCTTCTTTTTTTAATACACATATAGCACCCTTTGAAAGAACAGCATTCTGACCATCTTTATTAAAAAATATGCGGTATTGGGTTTTATCGGGTATAACTACGGAGTCAAAAGATGCAGCGTCACTAATGTTTTCATCAAATACGGATTGAATATTTTTACTAATAGTACCAAGTTCAGTATCACCAATACGTGCAGTCGCAGCAACAGTACGTAGTCCATCAGGACCAAGAAAGATTAAGTCACCTGCAAATTCCTGTACGGTAAAGCTATTAATGCAACCAATGTTTCTTGTTACAGGTTGTACTGCAAAGTCACTAAGTGTTGATCCTGTAAGTTTAAATATTCTATTCTCACAAAAAATAAACAAACTGTCACGAAAAACTTTTAAGGCAACTACTGTATCATCAACTTTAATGCTACCTGCGCCATCACTTGCATTAAAACCATCCTCATCAAAAGGCTCACTAAAAACTATTTCTTGTGGAGTAGTAGACTTACCTGCATAAAACATATGGTTTCTATATGCTGCTACAACAGTAGAACCTGCTACTGCACTTGCACTAACATCAGATGCAGTTATAGAGGTATTAAATATTACAGGGGCATTAGCCCCATCTACACAAATAAGTTTTTCACTACCATCAAAGTTGTATCTTTCAAAGTGATACTTTGTTGCGTTAGTTCTACCTGTGTCTCTCTCTGTCCAAGCCTCAGATAATACATCACCTTTTATGTGTGCTGCAGCAGTAGTGCTTGAGGTTGCCCTAGTTACACCTGTAAAAGCTGTAGCTGATATACCTGTGTAAGTAAATATTTCTGAGTTAATTTGCATTGTACCACTAGAAGAAAAACCTGTAGTAGACTTTACTGTGATACTACCAGCACCTGTCATGCCTGTACTAGATGCAACAGCAATGTTTACTTCAGTAGAAGCAGCACTAAATATTTTTTCACCCCTAGCAGCTATTACTTTATCTGCAAAATTTACAACCATTAAAGGTTTTTCAGAAGTATTGCTTGTTGTAGGAATAGCTTGATTAACAAACTTACGATAGCCATCAATCCTACGATAACCACCTTGAATGTCAGGCTCAAAATTTAATAGCTCTGTAGCTTCTCCTGGTTTCATAATAAAACTAGAGCGGTTAAGTATTAAACCACCTTCACAGTTAAATGCTACTGGTTGTGTACGTGAACTATCGGGCATTAATTTACACCTGACATAAAGTTAGAAGAAACACGCGATGTATTAGTTACAGTAGATCTAATATACTCATACTTATTAATTAATAAGCTACGCATATTTTTAATACCCTCTTCAAATCTAGC